CTGCTACGCCTTCTCCGTGCCCGTTTCGCCCTTCATCGCCCAAGTCAACCGCGCGACCGGCGAGACCATGCGCCAGCAGGCGACCCAGGAGGGGCTGGTTCCGCTGAAGGCGTGGGTCAAGAATGCGCTCGACCATGTGATCCAGGTCTGCATGAACCAGCCGGAGCTCGAATTCGTGTGGGTCGGCGACGACGCCGTCGATCCGCTCGAACAGGCCCAGACGCTCGAGATCCTGGTCGGCGCGGGGATCAAGAATCTCCGCTGGCTTCAGCAATTCCTGGCCCTAGAACAAAAAGAGAACATTTTCTTGACCACTTACGCCGGTCATGACATAGTCATCTACAGTGGGAGAAGTGGCCGCCGGCGATGACGCCCCTGCCCTTCCCGCTCCTATCCGACATTCCTTCTCTCGCGCCCGGCTCAGCCGGAGCGCCGTTGGCATGCTTCACCCGGAGCCTCAATGTCCGCTCTCGACTTGTTCCTGCCGCTCTCCAAGGTCGACCTCGACCGCCGTCTTGTCACCGGCGTCGCGACGGCGGAGACGCCCGACCGCTCGGGCGAGATTTTCGATTACGCATCGAGCAAACCCTATTTCGAGAAATGGTCGGCTGAAACATCGGCGGCGAGCGGCGGCAAATCGCTCGGCGCCGTTCGCGCCATGCATGGCTCTGTCGCGGCGGGCAAATTGACCGACATCGCCTTCGACGATGACGCGAAGCGGATCAGCGTCTGCGCCAAAGTCGTCGACGACGACGAGTGGCGAAAAGTTCAGGAGGGCGTCTACACGGGCTTCAGCCAAGGCGGACGGTATGTGAAGCGATGGGTCGACCCCGAGACGGGGCTGACCCGCTACACCGCCGAGCCGCATGAAATCTCGCTCGTCGATCTCCCTTGTGTTCCCGATGCGACTTTCGACGTGATCAAGGGCGGCGTCGCCGAAAGGCGCGCCTTCGCCTCGCGCGACGAGGCGGCCGACACCGGCGACGACGAGAACCTCGACGCGGACGACGATTGCGAAGCCGACAAGGGCGAGTTCTCGACCAGGGAGCGTGGCAAAGACGCCGAAGAGGGCGTCGCCATGCCCGACGGCGCCTATCCGATCCGATCCGCTAAGGATGTCGAGAACGCTCTGAAGGACTATTTCCGCAGCGGCAAGAAGCCGGACGTCAAGGCGCACATCATTGCGCGGGCGAGAGCGATCAGCGCCGAAAGCGCGCTGCCGGACGACTGGAGAGACGCGGCCGACAAAGCTGTCGGGCTCTCTAACCCCTTGGGTGGGCCGCACGCGCCTGGCGCATTGTCGAAGGCCGCCGCCGCCCTGACCCATGCGGCGCTGAAGCTCGACCGCGCCACCGCGGAAAACGCACGCCTGCGAAAGGCCTTGAACGAACTCACGCCCGCGCTCGCAGAGATGAAGAAGCGCATCGCGGCGCTCGAAGCCCAACCTTTGCCCGCCAAGGCGGCGTTGCGCGCGTTAGCCAAGACGGCCGACGGCGCCAATGAGGCTTTGGTCAGCGCCGACGACGCCGTCCGTCGCCTGGCGTCGCTGCCAGCTCATGAGCGCGCACTCGCGCTCACCAAGCTCAGCCTCGCCAATCCCGCGCCGCGCTTCTGAAGACGGCCGCCGTCCGAACTCGCGGTCACTCATCCACTTCGAGACCCCGCCGCGCTGCGACGCTCTCCCGGTCGCAGCCGACGGATCGCTGACGCCGCGGCGTCCAGCGAGGCGGCGGTCGAGGCTCAGCGGGCCATCGCCTTGCTCCAGGCGGCGATCGGTCGGCCGCTCGGCGCCTCGGCCGCCGTCCATCTTTCGCGGGCCCTTGCCGCTCGCCGCTCAGACCTCGGTCGACGCGAACGGTCGAAAAGACGCCCCGCTGCAACGCGGCGAGTTCCGACCGCCGAATTCATCGTGGTGCCCTCAAGGAGATTCCAATGACTTCATTCAGGTCCGCTCTCGCCCTCGCCGCGGTCTGCGGCGCGCTCGCCGGATGCACCTCGAGCGGGCAGCTCACGCCCGCCGCCACAGCTGACATCACGGCTGCTTACAACAACGTATGCGCGGCGCTTCCGGCGCTCGGGCCCGCATCGGCGACCATGAATTCTCTCGCCAAGAACGCCTATGCCCAGGCGCAGACCATTTGCGCCGCCGGCGCGCCGACCAATGCGATCGCCGCAGGCGTCGACATCCTGGCCATCGAAAATGCGCTTCTGCCGTATTTCACCAAAGCCTCGGCGCTCGCGCCCAATCAAGAACTTGCGCAGCAGAAGGTGCACATGAAGCTCGGGAACGTCGAGCTTCGCTAGTCGAAGCTTCGCGTCTGATGCGCCGCCCATCAGCTTGCGGTCGTTCAGCTCGATCGAGTCCCGCTCGAAGGTTCAGAATCCAAGGTTCCCACAGTCGGCTCCGCCGTCAGCGCCGGTCGGCCGTCCACCCTCAACCATTTATCCCGCTAACCCAAATCTGCGCCAAAGGACTGATCTCATGAATATCGCGGTGGCGACCCAGGAGACCCTGGGTCTGATGAAGGATTCGCTTGCTAAGAACGTTACGATATCGACCGGCCTTACGGCTTACGACTTGCAGGCGCCGGCGAAGAACCTCTACCCGACGATCACGCCCATCCGTAACTCGATGCCGCGCGTCGCGCGCCTCAATCCGGGCGACGCCGCCCACTGGCGCTCGATCTTCGCGACGACCGGTTCAGGCTTCGATGCGATGGGCTGGGTGCCGGAAGGCCAGCGTTCGGCGAGCATGTCGTATTCCGCCACCTCCGTGACGCTTCCTTACGTGACACTCGGCGAAGAAGACACGGTGACCTTCGAAGCCGAAGCAGCGGCGCAAGGTTTCGAAGACATCAACGCCACCGCCACCCTGCGCATCTTGCAGAAGACGATGCGCAAGGAGGAGACTGCGCTCCTCGGCGGCAACACGTCGCTCGCGCTTGGCAAGCCCGGCACGCCGACGCTCAGCGCCTCGGGCACTGGCGGAACACTACCGGCGTCAACCTATTCGGTGATCGTCGTCGCTTTGACCTTTGAAGGCTACCGCAACTCGAGCCTCTCCGGCGGCGTCGCAACGACCATGACGATCACCGGCAACGACGGCAACACGTATACGTTGAGCGGCGGTTCCTCTCTGCGCAGCACCAATGCGACGCAGGCCGTCACAGCAGGCCAGACGCTGTTTGCGACCGCGCCGATCGTCAACGGGGCCGTGGCCTATGCATGGTACGTTGGGGCCGCCGGCTCGGAGACGCTGCAGGCGATCACCACGATCAACAGCGTCGCTTTCAGCACGCCGCTCATCACCTCCGGTCAGCAGCCGGCGACCGCCATCACCGCTGACAATTCCCGCAACCCAGGGCTCGCGTTCGACGGATTGCTCACTGACGGTTTCAACCCGACGACGAGCTCGTTCGTCCAGGCGTTGCCCTCCGGCGTCGCCGGCACGGGCACATTCCTCACGCCCTCAGGCCGAGGCTCGATCGTCGAAATCGACAATATGCTGCTCTCGATGTGGAACAGCTATCGGTTGTCGCCGACCGTGATCTACGTCAATGCGCAAGAGCAGAAGAACATCACCAGCAAGTGTCTGAGCAACGCCTCCGGACCGCTGGTCCGCTACAACGTCGACGCCTCTCAGTCGACTCCTTATGAGTTCACGGCCTCCGGCGTCGTCCGCTGGTACTATAATCCGTTCACCGGCACAGAAATCCCGATGCCGGTTCACCCGGACCTGCCGCCCGGCACGATCCTGGCGTATTGCGAGCGATTGCCGGCCTGGTATCAATCGAACGAGACGCCCAATGTCGCGGAGGTCCTGACGCGTCGCGACTATTATCGCGTCGATTGGCCGATCCGCACCCGACGCCGCGAGTTCGGCGTCTACACCGAAGAGGTGCTGGCGATCTACGCCTCATTCGGCATCGGCATCCTCACCAATATCGGCAACGGCTAACGCTCAGCCGGACGTATCGCGTCCGCGACACGTTCGGTCGTTTCGCTTTCGGCCCGTCTTTGCGAGCGTTGCATGTCGCCATTCGATCTGACCAATCTCGCGGCCTTGAAAGCCTGGCTCGGATTGCCATCCGCGCCCGGCCCGAACGACGCGACGCTTGCGGCGCTCGTGACGGCGGCGAGCCGTTCCGTCTACGCCGCGTTGAGCCGGCCGAGCCTGTTGCCTGGCTCTTATTCAGAGACGATCGATCTCGAGACCAGTCGCGTCACCCTGAGGCAATGGCCGGTGCTGCAGGTGACGTCGGTCACGTGGCGCGGGATCACCGTTCCGCCGGACGAGAACGCCGATCTCGAGGCGTCGGTCGGCTACGCTCTCGAGCCGGGCGACGGCATTCCGCCCGGCCGACCGCAAACGCTCGACTTGTTTGGCCGTCAATATCGGTCGGGCCGGCAAAGCCTGGTCGTGACATATAGCGCCGGATACGCGGTCCAAAACGAGGCGCAGGTCGTTCCTGCGACGACTCCCTTTCAGCTCTCGACGCTTGCGCCATACGGGCAGTGGGGATCGGACCTAGGCGTGAACTACGCCGCGACCGGCGTGCCCCTTACGCTGGTTTTAACCTCGCCGCGCGTCGGCCAATATGCGGTGAGCGCGGGCATCTATACTTTCTCCGCGGCGGACGCTGGGCAATCGGTTTCCGTTTCCTACGGCTACGTGCCTCAGGACCTCGCGCAGGCGACCCTGGAATTGGCCGCGGAGCGTTTTCGCGCCGCCGACCGCATCGGGCTCAAGTCGAAGTCAATCGGGGGTCAGGAGACTATCGCCTATGACCTCGGCGCCATGTCGGCCCCGATTCAAGCCATGCTCCAACCTTACAAGCGGGTCACTCTCTGATGTTCGCGCTTAAGCTCGACGGCCTCGAAGAGACGAGTGCGCGGCTCGAAGCGTACCCGGCCGCGTTGCAAGCCGCGCTCGGCGCAAAGACCGCCGAGCTCGCGGCGGCGCTCGCGGACCTGGTCAAGAACGAGAAGCTTGCCGGCGCCGTGTTGAACACCCGCAGCGGCGCGCTCAGCGACTCGATCTCGGCCAGCGTCTCCGCCGATGCGGACGGCGCCGCCGCGTCGGTCGGCTCCGAAGGCGACGTGAAATATGCAGCGATCCAGGAATATGGGGGAAAGACGAGCGCGCACGAGATTGTGCCGACAAAGGGCGGCGTGCTCGCCTTCCTCGTCGACGGCACCCAGCATTTTGCGCGCAAGATTGAGCATCCGGGCTCAGTAATCCCCGAGCGATCCTATTTGCGCTCGGCGCTCGAAGACATGAAGGACGAGATCCTGGCCACGCTCACCGACGCCGCCCGCGCCGCATGGGAGAGCGCATGACCCGCGAAGGCGCCTTCTCCGCTCTGTTCGCCATTGTTTCCTCGGCCTATCCGTGGGGTCTCGCGTCGCGGCGAATGAAACTCTGGGCCGAAGTTCCCGCCGGGATGCGGCCCGCTTTCTTCCAGCTCGAATCGGGGCCGGAAACTTATCAATGGGCCTCCCCCGCGACGCCGAAGCGCACGCTCGAGGCCAAGCTCTTCCTCTATTTTGACGCCCGCGACCCGACGACGCCGGGCGCGACCGCGATCAATAACGCTCTCGACGCGATCGACGCGGCGCTTGCGCCTGAGGCGTCCAACATCGGCCTCGGCCGCCAGACCCTCGGCGGCGCGGTTTACGACTGCAAGATCATCGGCGTGCCGGTGCGGGACACCGGCGACCTCGACGGCGATGGCCTCGCGGTGGTCGCCGTCCGGCTCATGGGGCCCTGAGGCCATCCTCTGTCGCCGCCCGAAACGTCTCGGACGGAAACGCATTGCGTCCCCCTGCCGCTAGCCACGCGATCGTCACATCAATTCTTGAACGGAGTTCGCTCTCATGTTTGTCTTCGGCTCGGGCGTGCTGATCGGCACGCAATTGAACGTCCCGACCCCGACCCCGATCAACTTCGGGCTCGTCCAGAAGGTCAGTGTCGATACGTCGGTCAGCGTCAAGGAACTCTACGGCCAGTATGCGTTCCCGGTCGCCGTTGGATCGGGCACGCGCAAAGTGACGTGCAAGGCCTCACTCGCGCGTTTCAGCGCCCAGGCGCTCGGTCGCCTTTGGTACAATCAGATCCCATCTCTGGGTTCGAAGGTCGTGGCCTTCGCTGAGCCGCATACCATTCCAGCGGCGAGCCCGTACACCGTCACGGTCACGAACGGTGGAGCGAATTTCGTCGCCGATCAGGGCGTGACCTATGCTTCGACCGGAAATCCTCTGATCGCCGTCGCCGCATCGCCAGCGACAGGGCAATATTCCGTCAACGCGGCCACCGGCGTCTACACGTTCGCGGCCGGCGATCAGGGCGCGAATGTCTTGATCACTTACTCGTACACCGCCACCAGTCCCCTGTCGACGAACTCGCAAAATCTGACCATCACCAACCCGCTGGTCGGACCGACCTCGACCTTCTCGGCGACGCTGTTCGCGACCGACCCGACCACGAACGCGCAATTCTCCGTCACGCTCAATCAATGCGTCGCCAGCAAGTTCTCGTTCGACACCAATATCGAGGACTTCTCCAAGCCGGACTTTGAGTTCCAGGCGTTCGCGAACGCAGCCGGCCAGGTCATGACCTTCAACTTCGGAGACCTTGCGTGAGCGAAGACGCGTTTACGATATCGCTCGGCGGCAAGAATTGGGCGGTCCCGCACCTGCCGTTTCGCGCGATCAAGGCTATCCAGCCAGCGCTGTTCGACATTTATCTCGCGGCCGGCGGCGCATCGATGTCGGCGGAATCCGTCGCCCGACTCAGCGAGGCCCAGCTCGACCGACTTGCCGAAGCGACGTGGCGCGCCGTCTCCTTCATTGAGCCAGAGCTTTCCTTATCGAACTTTCTCGACCTGCCTTTCTCGGTCGGCGAACTGATCCAAGCTTTTCCATCAGTCGCCAGAGCAGCTGGGCTTCGACCGGGCAAAAGTGAGGATCAAGCTTCGCCTGCGCAAGCGACGCCGGAGGCGTCGCCCAATGCGGGAAAGTCGACTTCGACGCCCTGATCGCCCAGGTCGTCTCGAATACCGGCTGGACCTGGGACGAAGCGCTCGACCAGCTGACCATGCCGCGCTTGCTCGCGTTGCGAGCCGAGTGGCGGCGCAATCCGCCGGTTCACTGGCTTGTCGCGGCTACGCTCAAATATCGCGAGCCCGCCGACGCAGTCCAAGCGCGCCAGCCCACGATTGCCGAGCTCAAGGCAGCCTTTCCCAACGGCGCGCTCTAACTCACGCGAGGTCAAGAATCAGCGATGGCCGACGCAAACGTCTCCGTCAGCTTCAGCGCTTCGACCAACGATTTCGTCTCCCAAGTCAGCGAGGCGAAGGATGCGCTGCAGACCTTTGCGGCGCCGTTCGGCGAAATCAACCGGCAATTGGTCTCATTCGGGACCTCGGCGTCTCAGGCCTTCAGCCCCGATCATCTGACGCCCTATCGCGACGCTCTCTCCGCGACACAATCGCTGCAACAGTCGTTCGCAGCCGATAGCGCTCGCGCCGCAGCCGCTCTCCGCCAAGGCGATGATGCCGCTTACGCCGACGCGGCGCGGGCCGCCCAACTCGCGACTTCGGAAGAACTGAAGATCCTGGCGGACGCCACGAAGCAGAAGCTCGCCCTCTATTCAGAAGAGGCGCGGTCTTTCCAGATCACGCAGCAGCAAAAGCTCTCCTTGTCGCAGCAAGCGATCGACGCGGAATACTCCGGGCAGTTGGCCGCGCTGCAGAAGGAGGCGGCTCTCGGCGACCAATCGCTTGCGGCAAGACAGCGCGTCGACGACATGCTCATCGAGGCGACGCGCCGTCGTGACGATCAAATGGCAGAATTGAACCGCTCGGCATTGCAGCAGCAAGAGCGCGACTATCAGGCGTTCGGCAATACAATCACCCAGGCGGTCAATTCACAGCTGCGCGGCCTCATATCGGGGACGACGACCTGGCATAACGCGTTCAAGAATGCGCTCCAGGATCTACTCGTCAAGTTCATCGAGTGGTGTGAAACGAGCGTCGAGCACTACGTGCTGGCGGAAGCGATGAAAACTGCGGCGACGACGGCGGGGGTCGCCGCCCGCACGGGCGCGGAACAGGGCGGGGCCGCGGCCTCGTTGGGCGCGCAGGGCGCGTCCGCGATCCGATCAATCCTCGCCTCGGCCGCGGAAGCATTCGCCGGTGTGTTCGGGTTTCTGGCGCCGCTCATGGGGCCGCTCGCCGCGGGTCCCGCCGCCGCTGCGCAAGCCACTGTCGCGGGTATGGCGGGAGCCGTGGTTTCCGCCGACATCGGCATGTGGCAGGTCCCAAGAGATCAACTCGCGCTCATTCATCAGAACGAGCTCATCATGCCCGCTGGACCCGCCGGAGCGTTGCGCGACATGTTGACGAACTCTCCGAGAGGCGGCGCAGACGCCGGAGGATCAGTCGCCATTCATCCGACTACACATTTTCACGTTAATGCAATCGACGGCGCGTCCGTTGGATCGTGGATGCGCCAGAACGGCCCCAACATGGCAAAGGCGCTTGACCACGCGGTTCGCCACGGCGCGGCGCTGGGCCTGAAGCGGCTCAATGGACGCTGATGACATTTCCAACGGTCACCGGCGCGCATTTGCTGCCCTCGACCGGCGAGTTCGCTTACGACACGATCTCGGCGGTCGGGTTTCAGCGCGGATCGAGCGGGTTTAACAACGCGACGATTCTCAACTTCTTCAGCAGTTCCCCAGGCGCCCCCACGGACTACACGAACGCCATCACGCAATTCCAAGCTGACCACCCCGAGTGCAAGACGATCAGCCTCGTCATCGCCTGGTTCTTCGATTCGACAGACGCTTCGACTTGTAACGTTTACCCGTCGACCAACTTCCTCCTTGGTGAGTTCGAACAGTGGAACGGCGCGACTTTTGCGCCGGTCAATTGGAAGGTGTCCGGCCTTACCGAGCAGGACTTCCCAGGGATAATTCCGCTCCCCTCGCTCCCTGGATCAGCCAATTTCGTCTACGGCGGCACGCCAAGCGACCCTAGCGTCGTCCGCTGCATCCGCGACCTTAAAAGCCGCGGCTTCAACGTCGTCTTCTATCCGTTTTTGCTCGGGACCAGCTCTGGGTTTCCATGGCGCGGCCGCATCACCTCTTCTGGCGATCTCAGCCAAACGGCGACGAACGACGTCGCCACCTTCATGGGCGGCGCGACGGTCGGCGACTTCACGCCAGACTCAGTCAATCTGACCGTTGGGTATTCGGGCAATCTATTCGATTGGACGTATCGGAGGATGATCCTCCACTACGCCAATCTCTGCACGGTGGCTGGAGGCGTCAACCTTTTCGTGATTGGCTCGGAATTGCGCGGGCTCGAGATCCTGCGGGGCCCGGCTTGGACCGAGGCTGGCGCAACGGATGGAAGCGGAAACGCAATCTGGGACTATCCGATGGTGGCGGCTCTCGGCGCGCTCGCTCATGACGTCAGGACGACGTTCGACAATCTCGGCCACACGAAGAATACGACGACGCTAGAGAATCTCATCGTCTATTCGGCGGACTGGTCGAGTTGGATGGGATGGCAGCATACGACCGGCGTCGGCGGCATGGCGATCGGTGGTCAATGGCCTCATCTCGATCAACTCTGGGCCAATCCGAACATCGATTTCGTCAGCTTCGACAATTATCTGCCCCTGAGCGACTGGACGACAGCGCAGAACGGCGGTTTAGACGGTTTGGAGTGGGCACAGCCCGCGCCGAGCGGGGGCTGGCCGCCAAGTCCGTCCACGATGAGCGGGTTGGGGCTCAGTGGACCACCGACGATCTATTCGACGCCTTACATCAAGGGAAATATCGAGGGCGGCCAATATTTCAACTGGTTCTACAACGACAGCAATAATCTCGGTCACGGGACGGATCCAAACGGCACGGACATGCAGGTTTCCCTGCCAGAGGGTGACCGCTTAGCGCAGGCGCGGAATCAATATTTCTCAGGGCAGGAAATTCTCGCCAATAAGCAACTTCGGTGGTGGTGGAACAATCAGCACCAGGCCGTTTATGCGACGTCATCGAGCGGCGGCGCATGGACGCCGACGGGACCACACACGGAATGGGTTCCGCACTCAAAATCGATCTTGACGCTCGAATATGGCTTCGCCGCCTGCGACAAGTCGACCAATCAGCCGAACGTCTTCTATGATCCGAAGTCGACGGAAAGCGATACCGCCTACTGGTCGATCTGGGATCCTGGCAACGAGGGCGGCTATCTGCCGCGGCGCGACGACACGATCCAAGCGATGGCGCTGCAGGCGGTCTACGACTACTGGAACACGGACGGCAACAATGAGACGGTCTCCGGCGTCCAGATGCTGCAATGGACATTCTGCTGCGCCTGGAACATCGACGCGAGACCGTTCCCGACTTTCCCGCTCCTGAACAACGACTGGGGCGATAGCGGCAACTGGCCGCAGGGCCTCTGGATCAATCAGGTCACCGCCGGGCGAGCCTCGCTGCCGCCGCCCGCGCCAAGTCCGCCGCCAAGTCACGGATCGTTTGCAACTTTTCCCGCTCTGTCGACGCTCGGCTGGTCGACGCATCTCAAGCCGAAGTTCTCCACCGCCATCAGCGGCCACGTCTCGGGCCGCGAGACACGAGCTCTAAACCGCGCAAACCCCTACTTCGACATTGAATTGACCTATGACGTTCTCCGTTCGGCTGCGGCCTATAGCGAAGTGCTGGAGATTGCAGGGTTCTTCGAACAAACAAGCGGCGCCGATGAGCCTTTCTGGGTCGCTCCGCCGGGTTTGAGCGCAGTCGCCGGCCAACTCCTCGGAACAGGCGATGGCGAGACGACCGTGTTTCCCCTCGTCGCGTCGATCGGCGGCTACACGGGACCGGTTTACGGGACATCGGGCGTCTCGACGGTCTATCTCGACGGCGCGCCACAGCCGAGCGGATGGTCCGTTTCCATCGGCTATCTACCCGCGGTTACCTTCGCATCGGCCCCAGGCGCGGGCGTTAGAGTCACAGCCGACTTCGGCGTTCTTTGGCTCTGCCGGTTCACGGAAGACGTGCAGGACTTCGAGGAGTTCATGACGATGCTCTGGACGTTGCGTACGCTTCGACTCATGACGGTTAGGCCGTAACGTGGCTACACCGCCATCGTTCCCGCCCCTTGCTGGTCTCGGTTGGAGCGTCCACAAAAAACCGACGTTTTCCACGATAGTGGCGAGCCACGCTTCGGGTCGAGAGGTGCGCGAGCCTCTCTATCAAAACCCGATCTGGCTGTTCGAACTTACCTTTGATGTTCTCTCATCATCGCCAACCCTCTATCCCGGAGCTGGCGCCAACTCGCTGCAGGCCTTGATGGGACTCTTCCTGCAAATGCAGGGCCAATTCGGGACTTTCCTCTACACTGATCCGACTGACAGTGCGGCGACGAACCAAACCTTCGCCACCGGCGATGGGGCGACAACGACCTTCACCTTCAGTCGCTTCATGGGCGCGTTCCTCGAGCCGGTCGGCTGGGTGACCGGCGTCTCCAGCGTTTTTCTGAACAGCGTCGCTCAACCGTCCGGATGGTCATTGTCCGCGCGGAACTCACTCGTTTTTGCAATCGCACCAGGCCCCGGCGTATCGATCGGCGCAACGTTCACCTATGCCTTCGAATGCAGGTTCGATTCCGACGATCAGGATTTCGAGGAATTCATGGCGAACCTCTGGAAGGTCGACAGCATCAAATTCAGATCAGTAAGAACATCGTGACGCACGGCCTCTCGGCGCTTGCGTAGAGACCCTTTGAACTCGAGGTTCACCCAGAAGCGTTCAATCAGAAGCGCTATCACGGCTTAGGCTTCGTCAGGCCTTGCGCCAAGCACTTCACGCGAATTGGCAATGACATTCGCCTATAGATTCGGGCGGCCTTTCCACAATTGACGTCATCTGCAGCTGACGACTGTCGTCGCTCAAGAGGCGACAGCCGCGCCTCGAGGCCACGGCGCTCAGATGGTCTCACCCGACCGCTCTTATCTTCTAGCCGACGGCGCCGCGATGGATTTGCTGATGGTCAGCTTCTGGAAACCTCTCTGGTCATGAAACAGACCACCGCCGGAGTGATCAACCTCATCAACGCCGCGCGCGCCGCCCCCGACGCGCCGATCGCCTTTGCCGAGTGCTTCACCTTCATCACCACCGCCGGCGCCCAATATACTTGGACAAGCGTCGACTACGATGTGAGCTTCAATGGCTTCACATTTCTCGCCAACGGTCCTTTGGTTTCCGGCCTCAAGTATAAAGGATCGGTAGGTCTCGAGGTCGACAAGCAGCAGATCACGATCGCTGCCCGCCCGACAGATGTCATCAACGGAGCGCCATTCCTGATCGCATTGCGCGATGGCGCATTTGACGGCGCCCCGGTCTATCGGGACCGCGTCTTCCTTACCGGCCCTGCAGGATCTGTGGTCGGCGGCGTGCGGATGTTCCAGGGGCGCATTTCGACAGTCGATCACGTGGGTCGCACCCAGGCGACGATCACCGTCGCGAGCGATCTTGTGATCCTTGACTACGACATGCCGCGAAACCTGTTCTCGCCGACTTGCTTGCACGTGCTCTACGACGCCGGGTGTGGAATCATTCGGGGAACTTTTTCCCTCGACGGCGCGGTCGGCTCCGGATCGAACTCCGACACAATCAACTTCTCCGGCGCGCGGGCCGGCGACGCCCAGGGCTCCCTCGTCTTCACTTCGGGCGCCAACGCCAACGTGCGCGTGACGGTCAAGAGCGTCAACGTCGGAACGTCCTACACGCTGATGTATCCCCTCCCGTTTGCGCCGAGCGAAGGGGATACGTTCAACGTGGCGTTTGGCTGCGATCATACGCAAGGAACTTGCATGGCGAAGTTCAACAATCTCGCAAATTTCCGAGGCTTCCCATACGTGCCGCCGCCGCAGATGGCTTACTGAGGATACCGTGAAGGTAGAGCGACACTTCGAAGGTTCCCCGCTCGCATCTCCCCCGGGCTTCGAGCCAATCAAAGACCAGCAATGGATCTTCGATCGCGTCGTGCGCCACTACCGCGCTCGACCATATCGGTGTCCGGCGCACGGCAGAGCAATGTATCGGGACGGCGGCAACAGGTGCCTTGTAGGGCTGCTTATCGACGATGCGTACGATCCAAAAATGGAAGGTTATCGCGTTCGCGATTTGAGCAGAGTCTTCGTGCTGCCGGAGTTCTTTCGGGACAACATCGATTTCCTCGAGGACCTGCAAAACCTCCACGATGATGAGAGCAACTGGATCGATGGGCGGCTGGATGCGGCGATGGAGGCGCTCGCCGCCCAGCGCGGATTGGGGATGCCGACGTGAGCGACGTTGAGCGCGCGTCCGTCATCGCAGAGGCGCGCTCGTGGATCGGGACGCCTTACCATCACGCAGCCGACATCAAGGGGAAGTCTGGCGGTGTCGATTGCGCCATGCTCCTCGTCCGCATCTTCTGCGACCTCGGCCTCGTCGAGCATTTCGATCCACGCCCCTACACCAGAGATTGGTTCCTGCACCGCGGAGAAGAACGGTACATGGGAACATTGCTTAGAAGTGCGCGAGAGGTTCGAGAGCCGCAGCCAGGCGACATCGCGCTCTTTCGCTTGGGACGCTGCTACGCCCATGGGGGCGTCGTCTCAAGATCTGATCCTCTGACGATCATCCATGCCCATTCTGTCACCGGCCGCGTGACTGAGGGAAAGATCGCACTCTTTCCTGATCTTGCGAGGCGTCCGGTGATTTTCGCGAGCCATTGGCAACCCTGATGGCGTTCCTCCGCGGCAACAGCAACGCAAAACCAGATTTTAACGCGCTGCAGATCCAGACGTCGACCTCGATCCTGCCGATTCCAATCGTTTGGGGGCAGAATAAGGTATCGGTCAACCTCATCTGGTACGCGAATTTCAGAGCCGTGCCTGGGTCGGGCGGAAAGGGCATCGGCGGAAAAGGCGGCGTTTTCGGAGGCGGATCGGCAGCGTCTTCGAATTACACCTACACAGCTGACCTCATTATGGCTCTGTGCGAGGGACCGCTGGAGCCCATGGGGCCGTTTGGCGACGGGATCGGATTTATCTGGAAAGACCTCTCGATCTACTTCGATATCGAGATCGGACTTGCTGGGTTCCGCGGCACGACCCCGCAGGAAGTTTGGTCCTACCTCGCAGAGAACTACCCCTACAACGCCCTCGCCTATCAGGGCACTGCATACTTGGTCGGACCAGGGTATAACCTCGGCGGTAGCGCTGCGATCGGCAATCACAACGTCGAGGTTTACGGACCGCTCGCCGCAACCGGGGTCAACGGAGTCGACGCCGATCCCGCTTTGGTGATCCAGGACTTCTTGACCAACGCGCAATATGGCGCCGGTTTCAATCCTGCCTCGATCGATTCTGGCGCCTTATTCACCAATGGGAACTCGCTTCAGAGCTACTGCCGCGCCATGGGCTTCGCGATCTCGCCCGCCCTGGTCAGTCAGGAGCAAGCCTCAAGCATCCTGACGCGGTGGTTGCGACTGCTGAACTGCGCAGCCGTTTGGTCGGGCGGCTTGCTGAAATTTATCCCTTATGGCGACGCGCTGATCGCCCAGGGCGCGCAGACGACGCAATCGACGCAACTGTCAATCCCGATCCCGATCCCGGCATCCACGGGCGTCGCGCTGCCCGGCATCGTGACCGTGTGCGGGCCGGCGCAATTTGTCGCCGATGGCGGCGTCGTCCACGCGGACTCGAATATTCCGTTCATCTTTATCGGCGGCAACGTTCCGCCAGCGGTTGGCGAATATGGTCGATCACTCGGGACTTACATCTTCAATCCTGGCGATGAGGGCCGCCCGGTCGTCATCACTTACACATCGCAATCGGTCGCTTCCTACACGCCGAATCTGACACCAGTCTATTCGCTGACCGATTCGGATTTCATCGACGAAAAAGGCAACAAGGATCCGGTTCAGGTCGAGCGCGCCGACGTTTTCTCCCTTCCAACTATTCAGCGCATTGAAGTGCTTTCGCGTGGCAACCAATATGTTGCGACGCCGGTTGAGGCGCGTGATCAGAGTCAGATCGAGATTTTCGGTCCGCGTGTCGGCTCAACCATCCAGGGGCATGAAATCTGTGACGAATTCGTCATGGGCCCGCTCATCGCGCAGACCATTCTGCAGCGCGAACTCTATGTCCGAACAAAGTTCACCTTTAAGCTGTCCTGGGAATATTGCCTCATCGATCCCATGGATGTCGTGGCGATCACAGACATCAATCTCGGGCTCGAAGCGTATCCGGTGCGCGTGATCGAAATAGAGGAGGATGACACAGGCCTCCTTTCGTTCACCTGTGAGGAACTCGTAGAGGGTGTCTCAAGCCCCGCGCTCAATCCAAACGCGAGCTCGTCCGGCTACCAGCCGAATTGGGGCGTCCCAGCGGTCCCAGTCAACGCGCCGCTCATTTATCAGCCGCCGACGTCTCTTACGAACGGTGTCGCCCAGATATGGGTCGGCGCTTCCGGGATCGACGGGGGCGGCTCCAATCAGTGGGGCGGCGCCGTTGTCTGGGCGTCGGTCGACGACGTCACCTATTCTCAGGTCGCCCTCATCACGGCGCCGCTCCGTCAAGGATTTCTGACGGCAAGCCTGCCGGCTGCGGCTGGCTGGGATGCGGTTGACACTTTGGCCGTCAGCTTTGCTGAGAGCCAGCCGCCAGGGACCTCCATCTTGAGCGGTACAAGTCAGGCCGCGGCACAATCTGGCGCAACGCTATCGATCGTCGATGAGGAACTCATTGCCTACGAGACGGCGATACTCACATCCGATCTGAACTATAACCTGACTGGTCTGGCGCGCGGGCTGAGTGGGTCGTCGCCGACGGCGCACTCGAGCGGCGCGCCGTTTGCGCGTCTCGATGGTTCGGTCGTGCGCTACAATCTGCCGACGAATTTTCAGGGGCAGACGGTCTGGTTCAAGTTTCAGTCGTTCAACGTCATGGGCGGCGGGACTCAGGATCTATCGACCTGCATCGCCTATCCGTTCAACGTCGCTGCGCCCGCTTCGGCACATCCGATTGCGGTACAGCTCGAGTCTGGATTCCCGTTGGACTTGGGGCAGGTCACCGCCGCGCCGACCGTGTCCGACAATTTCGGAAATGTCATTTCCGATGCGGTGATCGACGTCATAGATCTCGGCCCGATCACAGTGGTCGTGACCTTCCCGATTGCTGAGCAGCTTCTGGCGGGCTCGCCCGTCGATCTTGGGCTGATAACCGGCGCGCTGACAGTGTCGGACGATTTCGGTTCAACCAATGACGCCGCTGTCGACGTCATCAACCTCGGAACGGTTCCTTGAGCGAGCAGCTTCAACTCAGACGCGGAACGGCAACGCAGGTCGCCACCTTTACGGGCGCGCAAGGCGAAGCCGTCATGGACACGACGAACAATCGCCTTGTCATCAACGACGGCTCGACCGTCGGCGGATGGCCGGCGGCCAAACTCTCCGAGGTCATCACGAACACCCGCACCGCCGTTGCCGATGCTAACTATACCGTGCTCGCAACGGATCGCATGGTTGCATACAATGCGCTCACTGCCGCGCGCACGATCACTCTGCCGGCTTCCACCGCATATCCGGTTGGAACGCGCCTCCTCGTCGTCGACGAGACTGGCAATTGCTCCGTCACGAAGACGCTCACAGTCAATGCGGCAGGAACGGATACACTCAACGGAGCGACATCCGCGGTCGTCAATCAGGCCTACGGCTTCATCGGCGTCGAGAGCAACAGCGCCGGTGGGTGGACGATCGTCGATATGGGCTTCACTGCTGCAACCGAAAGCATCGCGGCCGCACCGCACGGCGCCCTCATTCAGGCTCAGATTGTCGAGCAGACGATCACTCTGTCTGGCGCATCAACAACCGCAAGTGTGCCAATTCCGGCCAATTGCATCGTGCTGGCGGTTGGCGCCCGTGTCGTTACCCCCATCACCGGCACCACCTCCTACGAAGTTGGCGTCACCGGAAATCTTTCACAATTCGGCTCACTTCTCTCCACCTCGGCAGGATCGTCGAATTTCGGCCTCATAGGCCCGACCGCCTTCTACGCGAACACAACCATCATCGTCACTGCGGCGGGCGGTTCGTTCACCGGCGGCCAGGTCCGATTGACGACTTCTATCCTGCTCGCGAATCCTTCCGCCGCCTAGCGGCTTTCTCATTCCGATAGGTCTGAATATGAAGCGCATCCTTCTGGGCGCTGCGATGTCGGCTTGCCTTCCCTTCAGCTTTTCCGCCTTCGGTCAAACCTATCAGGACTCCGGCGGTACAGTTGTCCAGGGCATGGTTCCTATCTTGCCTGGCGCCGGACCCCTATTTACCTCGACGAATCCAGGCAAAATCTCTGGCTCTTTCACGGCCTCGCTTAGCGGCTTTCAGCCGACCCCAGCCTATTCGCAGCTATCTGTTGGAGCGACGTCGTCGCGGGTGGCTCTCCCGAGCGGCACAACGGTGGTCGTCTATAATACAGGAGCGAACTCAGCATTCGTGACGCTCGGCGGCGCAGCCGTCACTGCTACAATAGGAAACGATGTCATCCCCGCTGGCGGTTGGATGGCGTTCACCGTCGGCTCGAACACGTTTCTTGCTGCGATTGAGACAGCTGGCGCGACTTCGCTGAACATATCCGGCGGCGCCGGTCTGCCAACGGGCGCAGGCGGAGGTGGGAGCGGCGGCGGCGGCGGCGGTTCGAACGCTTCAGTCGGATCGACGAGTGCGCCCGCTCCCGGTTCAGCGACATATAACGGCATGCTGATCAGCGGCGGCAATATAGTCGGGGCGTCGGGATCTGTATGGGGCTCGGCCCCGGCCGGTCTGAATGTCCTCGGGGTCAACGCGAATGTTCTCTCATCTGCTTTGCCGGCCGGCGCCGCCACCGCCGCCAATCAGGAAGTAACCGCGGCTGGGACCAGCGCCACCAGCGCCCAAGCCGTGCAGGGCGTAACGGGCGGGGTGCCAATGCCAACCACCTCCGCCAATACCGGGGGTAACCTGACCAGCATTGTCCAGGCGGGTGCATCGGTTGCGATCAACATCTCAAGCGCCACCACGACACAGCTCGTGGCCGCGGTTAGCGGCAAAGCGATCTACGTGACGGCCTGGGACGTGATCGCCGCCGGAGCGGGCAGCATCACGCTCGAATACGGCTCTGGCTCCAACTGCGGGACCGGGACAACCCCGTTGACCGGCGCTTACAGCCTCGTAGCACAATCCGGCATCGCGAAGGGCAACGGCCTAGGCCCCGTGCTCGTGACTCCTGCCGGCAGCGCTCTATGCGCACTCACGTCCGCCGCGGTGCAGATGAGCGGCAGCCTCAGCTATACGCAATTCTGATCGGAATCGAAACTGAATGAAGCGGTTTCTCAAGTTCTTCGCGGCGTTCTCGATCATCGAGACAATCGGGCGCCATCCAATCGCCATTGCTGGATCGATAGCGCTGCTTGGCGTTGGCGGTATCGCGACTGGCGTCATTCCGCTCAATCCGCCTGCTGTGACCCCGCAGCCGTCGGCGATGTTCACGCAAGCAAACGAGCAAGGACTCATCAACGCCGGCCTAGTCATGCCGCAAGGCTCGATGCAGTTGCCCCCGACGCCGACCAACTCGTTCGCTTTCTATCACGAGTTCACCGTCAATCCGTCGATCAGCGGCTCCTCGAAATGGCTTTTCGGCTCCGGTAACAATGCGGGGAAGGGTATCATTGTCAGTGGCGCCGGACAGGCCGGGCCTCCCACGATCGCCCTTAGTCAATCCATACAAGGTGCGGGCCTTGCGGGTATGCCGTGGTGGCTCCCGACGGTCGGTGTTCAGCTAACAGCAGTCCCGGCTGATTTTTCCTCCACGAACGGAAGCGGCGACAACCCCGGTTTTTATCTTTGGAGCGCTATAGACGGATGCCCGAGCGCCAATGGCGCCGGCGCGCGCGAACCGGCCGGCGCGGTCCTGACGAAGCAATCGACGACGGTTACCCCGACTGTCGCTGTAACCGATCCTGGCTTCCTGTGTGGGGGGAACTCGAGCGGCCTTGCCCCGGCCATCAACACTGCGGCGATTCCTGGACTCGGAGCGCAGCAGACCGCGGCATCGACCACCTGCGTCTCGAACTCCCCAGCAGCGGGACAATTCACCGTCACCGTGACCCTGCCGGTCGCCCATGGTCTCAATCCAGGCGCGAGCTTCACCCTCGCGAACTACACGCCGTCTGGCTATAATGGGACATATGCCTCGATCGGCGGGACCAGCGGAAGCACCCTGGTCGGCGTCGCAGCAGGGACGTGTCCAGCCGTCGTCACCAGCCAGGGTCAGGTCAACGGCGGCACCACGGGATCGATCACGATCACCGCGCCCTCGCTCAACGTCTACGCATTCAGGACCCCAGGAACCAAGATTGGAACCGGAATCACCTTCAAGCCGGGTCAACGCATCTGCGGCATGGTCGGAGAATTTGGCGCTGACTCTGGCTTTCCGGGCGCGCAGTTCGCCAAGTACACCGACATTATGGGCGCCGATCTCCCAGGCTCGCCCGCCGTCAGCCCGTGGCTCAACCAGGGGGCGACGAACTTCACCGGCTACACGACCGTAGGGACACAGGTTGCCGGAAGCCCGGCTCTGACCGTGACGGCGATGAACTCGTATTCGATTACGAGCGCGAGCTATTCGAGCGGAACTGGATTCGTCACCTTCACGATGAGCCAAAATCCAGGTTTCATCATCGGGTCTGAATTCACCATTTCGGGGATGTCGCCGAGCGGATTCAACAAGACCTATGTCGCGGTCGCAGGCACGTCGGGGACGACGATTGTCGGCAATCCCCTAAGCGGGCCGATTGGTCTTCCCGCGCCCAACAATCCGGGCGCGAGCTCGGGCACTGGCGGCTCGATGGTCGGCGTTATCATGCCGGGCATGTACGTCGCTGGCGGAAACGCCGCTCAAATTGCGCCTTTCGGCCAATGGGGCTCGACCGGCACGGGCGGTGTTGGCACCTATGGGCTGACCGCTAATCAGACGACGTTCACCTTCACCGGCGTCGCGACGGCGCCTGTCAGCGGATCTTCGACTCTCACGATCTCCGGACTCACCAGCACATCGCCGATCGTCACCATTGGTCAATCGATCACCGGAACCGGCATCACGACTCCCATGATCGTCACCGGATATGGCACGGGCTCGGGAGGCAATGGGACCTACACCGTTTCAAACGCCAATGGCGCGATTGCATCCGAGACGATGACGGATGGTAGCGCGATCGGCTCGTCTGGATCGCCAGCTAACATCTATGCGGCGAATAGCTATTATTACGCGGTCACGCCTTCATCGTCTGTTGGTGGTGGAACCGCGACCGCCCGCACGCAAGCGACGCTTGGCGATTTCATGAACCTGATTGGAACAGAAAGCTCGGCTGTGCCGGTTCCGATCAACAATCAGTATAGTTGGGGCGGCGCTGTCGCCAACGTCGGCATGTTCCAAGGCACGCCGTTTCCGAGCACGAATGGCGTCCCGTCGAGTTCCGCTTTCAACCAGCTTTGCACCAAGACCACAGACTTCCGGTCCTGGGCGTCGGCGAATGGCGGAGCATGGCGGTCCCTCTACAAGCTCAACGACGGCGGGACATGGGCCGATCACAGCGTCGCAGAGTTCCATGCTCATACAAGCGGAACGACGCTGACAATTGATTCGACTGAGTTCGGTTCGACGAGTGCATTACTCGCCAACACCGTCATCTCTGGTCCAGGTCTATGTGCTAACAGCAACTGCCCGATCATCTCGAGCGGATCTGGGTCGACGTACACGCTCTCTGCTTCAGTTGGCACGATTGCGAGCGAAGCTATGTCTGCTGGTGCTTATCAGCCTGCACAGCCGGTCTCCGCGCAATCGTCTGGTGGCTCTCTGGTCGCAAGTCCGTATCTCGGGTTCAACGGACAGATCGCCGGATCAGCTCTGACGGTCAACAGCATCAACACGTCATGGACAGGGACTGCTCATGTGGTCGCGGGAACGACGACGCTTGTCGTCGACAGCACCACATCCGGCACGATCGCGGCAGGTCAGTGTATCAGCGATGGCGGTGTAAACATCTCGCCGCAATATCCGCTGTGCATTTCTGGCGGCACGGCGCCAAACTGGACGATTGGGACGGCGAATTTCAATTACTATGTGGGCGGGATTGCCTCCGAAACCATGTCGTCGAGCGTTGTCGCCATCGCCCCAGGTCAATATGTCATGGGAGCTGGAATCACGACGCCTGTCAAGGTGACCGGCTACGGCACAGGGAACGGATTTACTGGAACCTACCAGGTGTCGAACCCGGCCTCGCTGATGATTTCAGCAGAAGCCATGGCGATGTCTGGAGTCAGCGACGGCGGCGCTATCGCCCCAGGCGCAGCGCTGACGGTCGAGAACCCAGGCACCGGCGTCATCTATCCGGCCTCCGGGATGGGTTCCACGACCGGAAACATGCAGTTCAATGGCGAGTATAACGCCGGCCTGCTTGGCGGAACGCCGTCGCATATTCAGGCGCAAGTTTCTTCGACGCCGCAGGGCCCTCCCGTTTCTGGCTGTTCGGCGTGTGCCTGGAATAACATCGTCAACGAGTCTATTTCGGGAGGAAAATGGTCAGGCTCAGCTGCGAACATTCCAGTTGGCGGCCCGTATTATGTCTCTTTCCGTGCGGCCAACGGAACGGCCTACGCGACGCTCGCAAATCCAGTTTCTGTTGGGTGGAACACTGCGGCGTTTGGAGAAGGAAACGCCGTTGCGGAGCTAACGACGCCCACTGTCTACAACAATCAGACTTTCTTCACTGGCATCGGGCAGATGGTGGCGAACGCCGGAACGTCGACGAACATCCAGTATGTGCCTGGACCGCCAGTCGCAGGAGTATGGTTTTACACCACTCCGACCCAGGTCGCGGTTGATCGGTTCGTGACCCAGGGTGGCTCATCCGCTCCAGTCGGCGATAGCACTGCGTGGATTCTCCAGAGCGCGAGCGCACTCATGGGAGGTACACCGACCGGGCTCGACAATATGGCTCGAAACGGCACGGGGTATCAGGACTTCTTCTATGATGGCGTCACGCAGGCGCAGACGATTGGCATCGGTGACGGATCGACCACGACCTTTTCGTCTGGGTCCGCTTATGGCGGATCGCCGTCGATATCGGCTGGCGCGCTGGCGTCGCCGGTGACGGGCAGCATCAGCGGCAACACGATGACCGTCTCGACGATGGCCCCGGCGACCTGGACGTTCATCAATCCAGGTCAGGGCGTGACATGCGGAATCTGCGCGGCAGGAACCGTTATTACTGGCAACGGAACTGGAACAGGAGGCACCGGGACCTACACCGTTTCGCCGAGCCAGACAGTCGCCTCGACGACGCTGACGATCACTCACAACAATCTTGAGTTCAACGGCGCCTACGCCTACGGCGCGCAGATCAAGGGCTCAGTGACAGCCGGCGTGCTCACCGTGAATTCACTGACCACTGGCGTCATGGCGCCCTTGATGACGGTTTCTGATGGGACGAACAGCGCCACGATCACAACTTGCCTGCAGAACTGCAACCTCCTCGGCAGCCAACAAGCTACTTCGACCTGGCAATTGAACAGCGCTGCGCTCAACGGCGACTCGTCCGTTGCCATGAACGTCACGCCTCCCGGTGGTGTTCTCTACTATCCGGTCCAGCCTCAACCGCAGCTTATTCCGGTCGATAGCGCCAACGGCACAGTCGGTACAACGCCGCTCATCAAATACGGGACGTTCCAAATCCTTGTGAACGGAACCGTCGTTTGCCAGGACACGAACACCTTCGCCTACAACATCCAAACCGGGAATTGCACCGGCGCGGGCATTTCGAGCGCATGGGTGAACTATTTCACCGGATCGTATGCTGTGAGTTTCACGACGGCGCCGGTTGCGAACGCCACGATCATCGCTCGCTGGACGAACCTCATGAGCGGCGACGTCACGCTCTCTCATGAACAGCTTGGCTGGATGGGCGATGGTACGGCGACGGGCGGCATTATGTCGTCGGTCGCGGCGAAGACAGGCGGTGTGAACGCCTTCCTGTACGGACAGCAAGGCGGCTTCGGCTGGCCGGATTACAATCTCACCTGGGCGAGGCAACTTAACTGGCTATTCGGCACGAAGTTCGCCACCCTGCACAATGGGCAGACAAACCAAACGCTGCTCAGCATGGGGCAGACTCGCGGCGAGGGGCCGAGCACCTATCAGGGCGGCCCATATTATCAACAGCATCATGACACCGATCAGTTGGGCATGGACCTCGTCACCAACTCGCACTGGTCGGGAACCGTCAGCGGCTCCAGCTCAAGCGCGGTGCTCACACTTACGACGGCCGCGACCGGACCGATGTGGGAGGGCGAGGTCATCGAGTGCAATCCGTCTGCTCCGCTGACTTGTGCGCTGCCGCCGGCCGCCGAGATTGTGTCGCTTGCC